ATATAGCTAAGAAATGGGAAAAGTATCTAGATAATATTAAGTTGGTTGGAATTCAAGGACAGTGGGACAAACCACTAAGTCCTATAGAGCAAATTCCTAAATTAGATGACAGTCGTAACCCTTATGATAATGTGGTAGAGTTAGTCTCTAAGGTTCTGCCTAATCATCAAATCTGTACCTCAAAAATATTGCTAAATATGATTAGAGATTTAGATTATGGGTTTACCATAAATGGTATGACAACTCAAGGTTACGATGTGGATCATGTCAGAGATACTATTAATAATATTATTAATAATCATAATACTACCGTACAAGCTATGGCTAATCCACACTTAATGAATAAAGAAGATTTTATTGAATACGCAAATATGAAAGATAATACAAAATGAATGGTCTATTTATAGCGCCTTACAGACAAAATGATGGATGGGGACATTCTTCTGTTGATTACTTAAAAGCAATCAAAACTCAAATTACAGATATGTCTGCTAGACCTATTTACTATGTAGATAATCGCGTAAAAAATTTAGATGATACTGTGAAAGATTGCGAAAATAAAATTTTTGATAATTATGATATTGTATTTCAACAGTGCCTGCCTCATTCTTTTACTATTGACAAAAGGATTAAGAAAAACGTTGGCATTACTATGCTAGAGACTAATAATTTTAGCAAGTCTATGTGTGTAATGAACATGAACGGCATGGATGAAATATGTGTGCCTTCTCAGCAAGAAGCTAAAACTTTGAAACAATCAGGGGTTACTACTAATATTAAAGTAATATCACAACCAATTGATACTGAACTATATGATAAATATAGAAATAGAAAATTGCAGTTTGGTTCTACCATAGATAAAACATTTAAGTTTTACACTATAGCAGAATTTGTTGATAGAAAAAATTTATATGATCTCATAGCTGCATTTAGATTAGCTTTTAGTAATGCTGATAATGTTTCTTTGATACTTAAAACAAATACGGACGGAGTAGCTAAAGAGACATCTTCAGAAATAACTGAAAGATTCAGAAAATTTAAGGCTACTATGGGTACTCATAAACAACACAAACAAGAAATTGTTATCTCTCAAAGACTAAGCGATGAAGACCTAATCGGTTTGCATAATGCCTGTGATTGCTTTGTGTTGCCTTCGTATGGTGAATCATTTTGTAGACCAGCAGCAGAAGCACTAATATTAGGTAACACGCCGATAGTCACAGATAACACCGGTATGGTAGATTTTATTAATAATGATAATGGTTTTGTAGTACGCAGTAAAAAGACACCAGTTATTGCACAACGAAAACTTGCTGCGGACTTTGATATCTATAACGCATATGAGCATTGGTATAAGCCTGACATTTATCATTTGATAGAGTGTATGCAAAAAATTTATAATATGTACAAGAAAGACAAGCAGGGATATAAAAAGAAGCAGCAAATAGGTATAGATTCTACAGATCAATTTACTTATAAAAATATAGGAAAAAACATATGCGGCTAAATACAATGACATCAAGTGTTATACATCAAATGCTTAATAAAGACACGAATGTGATTTATTATCCTACATTAGGTTTATTCGACCATGTGCTATATTTAACAAATAATAATTTTTTTGTATTTGCCAATAATCTAAAATCTTGTGCTGATAATTGTAGATGTTTGGATTCTGACTTTATAGATATATATGATTATGATATATGCATAAACAACTCTATTATATCCTACAAGAAACAGTGTGAAAGTTTATCCCAAGGATTTAATGTTGGTCCAATTGTTTTTGAACATAATTTACCAGACGCATCGCTTAAAAAAGAAGATAAGTTTATTTTAAATAATGATTTGAGCAGAGTAAAGAAGATATTTTTTGATCCTGATATACAAAGGGTCTGGGGCATTAGTAATTCTTCTTGTTATGATTATGGTATTCCTACAGATATGTTTGTTCCTATTCCTGATATAGAAAAAACTAAGACAATACTCATTAGTAGTTCCGACCAAACCAATGCTAATGTTTTAGGAAAACAATTAAAACAACATGTAGAAAGTAATTTAAAACTACAATGTGATATCATCTCCAATCTTGCTGAAGCACCGATTAATGTAATTAATCATATGTTCAACAACTATGAAGTTTTTATAGATCTAAATAATCGTTCTATAGATTGTTTATGTGCAGCTTCTGCTGGTTTAGGCACTATCGGTTTATCGAATTTAAAAAATATAGACAAAGTACCTAATATTAATCAGGTTAATACAATTCAAGATATCGTAAATACAATTCCAAAAATTCAAGATCAAAATGTCAATATTGAACAAACACGTAAATACATTGATGAAAATTTTAATTTTACTAAATTTAAAAATATAATTAATAACATATTTAAGAATATTAAAAGAGAGGCCAAAGTTATATGATTAAGTCAGTAAATGTTGTCTACGAAATAGATAAGAATAGTCCCACAGGCTTAAATAATGTTGATAAGGATAAGCTAAAATCTATAACTAATAATTATATAGAAGAAATAGATTGCGTAGATTTAGATAAGTTCAATATATCTGATAGACACGAAGTGTTCGTCACATGCTTGCATAAATTAGCGATCAAAGGCACTATGACTTTGAAATTTATAAATTTAGATTTACTAGCTAATAAGATAGAAAAAGCTGAATTGACAGGACAGCAATATTCGAAACTTTTACCAAGTATTAATTCATGTTGGTCACACTTAGAAGCTATGGATGCTGTGTCTCAATCAGGTTTACAATTAAATAATATGTATTACGATCATATTTACACAATATTAAAACTAGAAAAAACTCAATGAGAATAGCGTGTTGTATATTTTCTTATAATATTACAAAAGGTATGAAGTCTATAGGTCCGATAGGAATACTAAAAAGAACTAATAAATCTAATGCTTTAATTAATCAGCAGATTTCATATTTAAAAGATATATTTAAAAGCATAGACTTCTATATTATAGCTGGTTTTGGTAATGAAAGACTTGCTAAAGAGTTGCCTGACAAAAAATATATTCATCTTATCTTAAACAATCATTACGACACTAAGAACTACGGATATGCACTAAAATTATTAATAGAAAAATTAGAAGATCAAATAAATAAGTATGACGGAGTTTTCTTTTTAGATTCAAATGTTATAATAAGAACGTTACATCAAAAGAAAATTAAAAAATCTTGGGTTGTTATTAAAAAGAAGTCATCGCAAAAAAATAAGATAGATTATTTAGGAACCACCTTTAATAATGAACATCTCGATTATTTATTCTATAATATAGGTGATAATATCTGGTGTAAAGGTTTCTATTTAACTCAAAAGGATATGATTACATTAATAGAAAATCAAGATTTCCACGATAATATGTTTATTTTTGAAATACTAAACAACCTTATAGAGAATAATAAAATAGAGATATATTCTCATAAATTAAAATCTAAAAATGATTGTGTAGAAATTTCAGGACTTAAGGACAAAAGTAAGATCAAATGAAAAAGACAATACTAATTAACGATGCTAGAAGCAATGCTGCTAAATCCATAAACAAATACTTGATAGAAGAATTTGCGCCAGATGATAATTACGATGTTTTATTTAATGTCTTTCATCAAAAATTATATCACGCACATCAAACTAAAAAGCCAGATGTCGTTGTCTGGGCCATATCAGAATACACACAAGAAATACATGACTACATTGTTGAATTTAGTTCTACTATTAAAATTATACTCTTGGTAGATACTCCTATTACTCAAGCTGATCTAATCAAATTTTTAAATCAATCTAATGTTAATATTATTTTAAATACAAATACCAAATATGAGTTTAGTAATCCAATCGCTACATATGATAAGCTATATGAAGATAGTCTGTTTTTTAATCGAAACAAAGATAAAAATAACAAAACATTAATATTACTATCTAGTGATAACGAGAAAAATTTAGAAATAATTAATTTACCGAAAGAAATTGATAAAGTATACAATATTATAGCTATTGGAAATCCTTATTACGAATCGAATATTAATTTAGGTTTATATAATTATGCAGAATTAGGTGATATTCTTTCTGACTTTTCTGTTGTAGTAGATATAGATAACACTTACAACTTAGAGTGTCAGGCATGTGGAGTGGCTTCTGCTTTAATTGATAAAGATTTTGATATCACTAATATTACTAGATTCAATCCAGAGATAGAAGATATAGAACAATATACATATAAGAATTTTGTTACTAACAATATTATACCATTTATCAGGAAGTAAGCATGAACATAGGTTTCTATTTATTAGATGTTGAACAACAGAACCAAAAACATCAAACTATTTTAAAAGCTATCAATCAATTATATGATATGCGTCCACATGATAATATTGTTTTATTTAATAATAAATTTTCTATGGTAGATCCTGAACAAAAATATTACACTTTACATATTAGTGAAGCTAAATATTTTAAAGGAATTTTATTTGTATTTGATATAAAAAGTGCTATGCTAACAAAAAGTTTTGCTGCACCTAGAAAACAATTACTATTAATAGATAAACCAGAATGGACAGAGAAAAAAGATATACCTTATGTATTCTGGAAACATATATATAATAATGAAAATTTTGAGTTACTTACATCAAATGACCTTATGGCAAAATTGTGTGAGAATTGCTGGAGAAAGCCTCTATGTAATTTAAAAGATTTAAATGGAGAACAGATTAATGAAGTCCTACAAAAACTATAGTCAATATTCTGACTATGATAAAAAACAAATTATACAAAAATTATATGTAGAAGATGGTATGAGTTTTGGAGCCATAGCAGAACAATTAAATACATATGCTAATAAGATTCGTAGAGATGCTATAAAGTATAAGATAAATGTCAGAAATAAAAGTGAAGCACAATCTAATGCTATTAAAACAGGTGCTCATAAACATCCTACAAAAGGAACCGAAAGATCAGAAGATACTAAAAATAAAATTGGTAAGTCTATTATGAAAGCATGGGATAGTATTGATGAAAAAGAATTGAAAAGAAGAAAGCGCGAATCTAAAAAAAGATGGGACAGTCTTTCTGATGATGTTAAAAAACAAAGACTTGCCTTAGCAAATCAAGCTGTGCGTAATAGTAGTAAGGTAGGCTCTAAATTAGAACACTATCTTTTAGAAGCATTAGTCAAAGATGGGTACAAAGTAGATTTTCATAAAGAGCAAATTTTATCAAACACAAAGTTGCAGATAGACCTACTTCTGCCTAAGATGAATATAGCAATTGAAGTCGATGGTCCATCTCACTTTCTTCCAGTATGGGGCGCAGACACTCTTGCTAAAAATCAGAAATATGATAAAAAGAAAACAGGATTAATTTTGGGTAAAGGATTAAAATTGCTTAGAGTAAAACAGATTCATGATTTTTCTAATTCAAGATCATCGATTCTTTATTCTAAACTTTTAGAAGCTATTGATAAATTAGAGAACGGAAACATTAAATCTATACAAATAGAGGACTAAAATGCCAAGAAAAAAAGCTGAAGAAACTGTAGAAGTAGACACTAATGTAACACCTAATGATTTAGGGTGGACTGATTATGTTCTGGGATTATTGTCTGATGATGAAAAAATTAAAGGAAATCCTACTACAGATGGTTTGAGAAGAGTTTTTGAAATCGCATTAGAATGTACAGTGATTAATTCCGAGTCCATTGTACAGCAAACACCTGACCTAAATAATGCAAATAGAGCTACTGTGGCTCATTCTCTGACGTATGTTTTAAATGATTCTAAGGTTGATCCAGCTATTAAAACCAGGACTGTTAATGGGGCTGCAGACGTATATTGGGGTAATTGCGATAAGATCTTTAGAAATCATCCAGTTGCAGTTGCTGAGACTAGAGCCGAAGGCAGAGCATTGCGTAGAGCCTTAAAACTTCGTAAGGTTGTAGCTGCTGAAGAA